CAATTACTTCTACTACTGCCTTGGAAACTTGGCGCGACAGCACTTCGGATATGCCAAAGGCTTCACTGATGGCTTTTGTTGGATGCCGGGCGTGCAAACCTGAAACTGGAAGAACCTCAGATGAACGTACCGTATTTTGTCGAGCGAGATGCTCCTCCCATGACAATGCTGACGTAAATCCTTTCGTTAAAAATTGAGCGAGGACCTCTGGCGCTGAGAAGATCTCAGCAATGTTCTTTTGATTGGCTTGTGACAGATTGTCGACAAAGCCAATTGATTCAATCCACCGCAGCACATAGGCAATCAGATCCGAATAGGTTTCAGCAAATCCAACAGTCTCAGCCTTTGCCAAAGCCATCGACCTGCGGTTGGCTTCAGTAAAACCCAATGCTTCGCTGCAGGGTTTGATCGTTTGGCGGCTGGCGCTCTCAAGCATAGCGAGGCTGACCGCAACGGCGAAAGCATAGACCGCCGGATAAGCGGTATCCCAGCTTTTGCCGGCACTGGCACTGATCCACGTAAAGCCGCCGGATCCCCAGGTATAACGTTGGCCCTGGGTTTCGGCCACTGTCACCACATCCGGCATGACCGTTAGCTCATCGTGAAGGTAAAGACGGCCGTCAGGCTATCGTCTGCGCCTTTATTGACCACCGGGAAAACCACCCGGTCGAGCATGATGCCGGCAGTCGCTGCGTTAAATACACCGGCCTCAGTAATGGCGCCTGTGCCATCGCCTGCCGGGAAGTCTGCGGTGAAAGTAAACGTCTTGGTCCCTGCCGTGTGTGCATAGGTCGCAGCATTACGATCCAGTTCAGTGACCAATGCCGATTGTGTGGCTGCGGCTGCGGTCATCCCAGTCCCTAAGGCGATATAGCCCATCACAGCGGGCCGGCTTGCTGACTTGCCAATGGCGTCGGCAATAAAATCAAAGCCTACGTTGACAATCAAATTGTCCCGGTAGATGGTTTCAGTGTCGCCATTCGCGCGAGAGACGATTAATGTCATCGCGCCATGAAGCTGCATGGTTTCGTCGATCATGGAAGTCCTTGAAAAAAAATGGCGCAGCACCTTGAAGTGCCGCGCCATCGTTGAGAAAGAGGTGTTTAGTACAGACGAACCGTGGTCAATACACCGACGGGAGCTAAAGCTTGCGTCGCCGATTCGACTTCGCCGTCCATGCGACCAACGAAAAGTCTTCTGTCAGTCGAAGTCTGGCAGACACCCAAACATAGTCTGTCGCTTGGTTGAATAGCCAATGCCACGTTGATGCGCTGGGAGAGATGGTCTTCAAGAAAGAAGGCGCCAATAGCAGCGTCATAGCCAACCAGCAACGAGCCGGTTAGTCCGCTGGCATGCCAGATGACGCAGGTAGTCACTTCCGATGGGATAAACCAGAAGGTCGTATGAAATATCGCCGGAATATTGACGGTCCATGCTGCCTTGGTCGTATCCTTGACCATTAAGCCGTCACCATAGCGGCCCGCATCGAAGGAGACTCCGGAAGACACACTCGTCACTGGCCCGCCAAAGCCACCGAGCGCGCCATTCAAGCGCCAGCCATAGATCTCGTTCTCTTGCAGTCCTTCTTCCCGCGAAATCTGAAACCGTGCATCCACATTAGCCAAAGATCCGTCGTAACTCCACTGCCGCTTGGCTGCGTCACTCCGCCACGGGTAGTTCACCTCTAACCAGGTCGTGCGGTCATCGACCGAAGCACCCAGGTTGTTCTGTAGGGTGTTTTGCGCCCGGGTGGGCAAGATCAGATCGACCTCGAACAGGTATTCGCTACTTGCCGCGCCGCTATCCATGCGCAGGGCATCACGGCCGTTCACTGAGACGAGTGAGGCGAAGTGACGAATTCCAGTAAAGCCTGTCGCTTGCTCGTCGCGCTCTAAAATCAGATTCGCGTTTTGCGGTTGCGCGACAACGGTTGAAACAAAGGTCGGGGTATGACTGTAGATCCCCGGAGACGCTATCGCCTTAATCCAAAACTTTCGCTCACCATCAAAGCCCGAGGGCAAGGTATAGCTGGTGGATTTGATCTCAGCCACAAAGAGCGAGGCATCCCAAGCCGAGCCTTCACGAAGCTCGTACCCCACCACTTCTGGCTCGGGATTGGGTTGCCAGCGAAACTCCAGCCGATTGGCCGACTGCACTACATCGAATTGCTTCACGGTTGTTGGTGCTTGCAGATCCAACAGATAGGTCGTGACATTCGTGCTGAAATTGCCCGACGTGTCAAAGGCCCGAATGTGATACGCATAGTGTCCTGCAGTTGACTGGTCATGCACCATTTGGGTCGCTGCGGTTTTGGCGACCAATTGACCCTGATCCCAGTTCGAGCCAACGCGTACTTCATAACCTGCCAAGTCTGCGTCGGTGAGTTCCTCCCAGCTCAGCAATAGATCGGTGACCCGACGCTGGACGGTAAAGCCCGTGACATCCGAGGGTGGCAGCGTTTTACCCAACACCGTGGCATTGAACGTAGCGGCCGGGCTTTCTTTACGGGTCACACCAATGGCCCTGAGGCTAAACTCATACGGTCCTTCGACCGCGTCTCGGATCTCGGCGTAGTTGGCCGAAGTCAGTGGCAAGCTCACAAAATTCCCGCCATTGGCCCGGTAAGACAATCGATAAGCAATCGCCGCTGGCACCTCTTGCCAGGAGATTTGCACCAGTACCTTGGCTTGATCCTTGACCCGGTACAGGCTTTCTTTCATCGACAAGCCAGTGGGAGCTGCCGGTTGGTCTGAGAGCACCGTAATCGATCGGGGCTGAAGACTCAAACCTTGTTCAATGGCCGCATACTTGCCGGGGTTATGTGCCAGCGCCGTGACTTCATGAATGCCGCGGTCTTGCTCGGCCACCGCCACAACCCGAAAGAGTTGTGGCTCAACTTCGGTGGAAGCCAGCACCCAAATAGACCCCGTTTGTGGTGCTGCCGAGAAGGGACTCGTGACCGTCACGGTCCGACCAGAGGCCGGGCCCACGCGCTTTTCTTCTACTGCGCCGTTGGGCAATACGACAGAGAGCCGCCAAGCACGCGGCGCTGGCACTTCCTGATCCAGAACGATCGTCGAGGTCGTTGCAGAGACAATCCGTCCACCCAGCCGCAGCCCACCTCGAGCTGGATCAGCGACTTTGATCACATCGCCTGGTCGCACGACCGCGCCTTCTAGCCCGGTGCGAAAGGTGATGATCTCGGACTCGGACTGCTCGGAGTACAACAGCCATTTGCCCACGCGATGGGCCTGCCCACGCGAGGTGCAACCTAGGGCTGCGATCTCGCTTTGCACTAGCCCATAGCGAGCAATGCCTGCGGCATCTTCGACGTATTCGACCTTCTGGCGATAAAAATCCTCCGGGTCATTCCAACTGACCAAAACGACTGTGTGGCGTGCTTTGGCAGATGACCCCTGATACGCAAACTCCCCATCGATGACATTACTTGGGGTGAATTGATAGACCGCGTCGGTCGGTGCGTCTTGCGTGACGGTAATCGCACCAGCCGACCAGTAGACCATCCCCCGAAATATCGAGGCCATGTCCTGCACGACCTTGTATGCCTGCTCACGGGTCTGGAGATACAGATTGCAGGTAAAACGCGGCTCAAAGCCACCCAGCCCATTGGGCACTTGCTCGTCGCAGTATTTCGCAACGCGATAGAGCGCCCATTTATCGATCTGCGCTTCAGGGATGTAGCTGCCCAACCCATACCGCGCGCTGGTCAGAAGATCATAAAAACACCACGCCGGGTTATCCGTCCAAGCGATCTTAAAATTGCCGTTCCACACGCCACTGTAGGCGCGCGTGATCGGGTCGTAGTTGACGGGAATGCGCACCCGCAAAAGCTTCATGTCGTAGCTTCTGCGTGGAATCGTTGAAAACTGTGCTGCATCGACACGCAATGCGACTAACGCACTGTTGGGGTAGCGGAGCTTGCTTTCGATGACTTCGGTGTACGACTCCAAGAATGTCTTATTCTGAATCGCAGTCGATGTCGAGTCAGCGGTAATCCGACGTACCCGAATCTCCCAAGGCGCACTTCCCGTTAATGGCACGTAGTAGCTGCGCTGGTATTTGGTGGTAGTTTTTCCTGAAATCGTGTCTTTGATGACTTCAACAAATCCACCACCATTGGTTTGGCGATCGATGGCAAAGCTGACCTCACTTCCATTCAAGTCGCCATTGGTGGTGTTCTGGTTGGTCAATTGAGGCACGCTCACCTTCACGCGCACCGCATCCACATCAGCGTCCGTGATCGATCTAACGACTGATTGCGTAGCCTTGACTTCCACACCGACCGAGATCTCGTTTTCAACAGAGGAAAAACCCGGCACATAGCTTTGCTGTTGGGTGCCGTTGCGAGATTCGAGGGTGATGCCGGTGAAATTATTCGTGCCATCAGCGTTTTGTATCGGCGTGTCATCCAGATACACCGACTGCAAACCGGCGACCAAGCCTTCGATTTCGCCTTCTGAGATCAAATCAACGACACGTGCATAGGCTTTGGAGCGCAGGCTGTCGGGTGCTTCTTGTGCTACTCGAGCAGTACCGCCACCGCTCTTGCCACCGCCGCCCGCACCAATGATGAGCGACGTCATGACGCTACCTCGTCAACATCAATACCGGCACTGATCACAGCAGAGCCTACGATCAGTCGGCCATAGCCGACGGGTACCGGATGACCTTGTGCGGTCGTGTTAACAGCCCCATTAAAGCTGTAACTCGGTTTGTTCTCGGGCTGCTCATAGGGCTCAGCCGCTTTAGGCGTGGGTGCAATCATTTGCGATACGCCGCCTAGAATCATCGCAGTGCCCACAGAGTAAAGCGTCGATTGCGACAAGAAGGCGCCGGATGCCGCCCACCCCATCGGGTTCCACCAGGCGACTGCCAGCAGTGCAACACCCAGGAGAATTTGACCAAGCCCATCCCCGCCAGCACCCGAGATGACTGGGGCGATGGTGACGTTTTGCAGGCCAACAGGATCATGGAGTCGGTCGATGGTCAAGGCATCGCGACCTGCAAGAACCCGGTATCCCACGCCACGCTCGCCAGAGGCAACCAATTCGCGCTCAAG